CCGGGTTCCAGCCGCCGGCGAGCGCGTGGTGGTAGATGGTGCCAGCGCCGATGCGCTCTGGCTTGAGGCTGGCCCACGTCTTGATCGTGACCTCGGGGACGTCCTTGCGGGAGGTGGCCGACCAGGCGGCGAACAGATCCAATCCATCCTCGCCGAGCGCACCTTTGAGCGCCATGCCAATGCGCACCCAGCTGTCGTAGTCGAGGTCGGCGTTGGGAATGAAGCGCAGGGCATCGGCGATCGCCTCCGGCGTGCCGCGCAGATCACCAGTGGCGACCGCGGCTCCCCGGGCCGTGGCATCGCCCGGCAGGCGGCCCGGCCTGAGCTCCGGCGGCACCAGCACCTGTGCCTGGTCCAGGAATGCCCGCAGCGCCTGCTCGTCGACCAACAGCAAGTTCTCCGCCGGCAGCTCGGCGGGCGATTCCTGCGGCCACTGGTAGGGACGCCTGGTATCCGGATGGTCGGCAAAGGCGACGAACTGCTGGCCGAGACCAAGCACCTCGATCGGGTGTGCCTTCATGCCGTCGAGCGGCTCGGCCGTGCGGTAGACCAGGAGGCGCTTGGGCTGCAGGCCGAACCTGACCGCCGGCGTGTCGCCAAGCATCTCACGCGTCAGCCGCTCGAGCCGGCTCGAGACCTGGTCGTCCCGGATGTCGATGTCGACGCCGATCACGGTGCCCGTGGGAATGCCGATGCCGGCGTCCGGCCAGCCGTTCCAGACAGCCAGCTCGTGCTCGGAGGTCGGTCGCGTGCCGTGCTTGGTCCAGCCCGGGTAGTCGCGCCAGGCGCCACGCTTGAACTGTCCGGGCTTCTTGGTGCCCGGCATGATCGGCAGGACCGGGTAGCCGTTGTCGACCAGCCGGGCGCCGAGCCGTGCCATGTAGCTCTCGCTCATGGATACGGCACCTCGCCGTCGTCATCGCCAAGCTCGCGCAGGTGATCGGTGAAGGCCGTGACGATCACCTCGATGAGTGCGGCGAACTCCTCGGGCGACCAGGTCATCACGTCGGTGCGACCAAGGCTCTCGATGTGCTCGCCGGCCATGGCGACGGCACGGTCCATCGCGGCCCGCTCGTGCCGGGTCGGATCAATCATGCCGCGCCTCCGATGGCAGATGTTCTGGCACGTGAGCGAGCAGAGCCAGCGTCGGCTCTGATCCCGGCGGGGATCGCCGATGCCGAGCTGGGCATCGAACCAGCCGAAGCCCCGCGCGTCGCGCCGGCACTCGGGACAGATCATGCGAACCTCGCATGAACGACCTCCGTGAACCGGCCGTTGGGACGGACCGCGATCTGCACCGGCCGGCGAAGCTCGTCCACCCGCGAGAGCGCCTCGTTGACGGTGGCGGGCACATCCGAGCTGCCATCACGCCGGCGCCACCACGCGGCGGCTTTGGCACCGGCGTAGCCGTCGTGCTCGAGGCAAACCCACTCGCGATGCCGGACCAGGCCGCAGTGGTAGTCGACGCGCAGCGAGGGCGGCCTGCCGGGTTTCTCATGGCGGTGATAGCTGACGGCGCCGACGCCGAGCCATTCGGAGCGGCCGGTGCTCAGGATGGGGCGAGTGGTGGCCGTGGCCTCAAGCTGCACCTCTGGGGCGGGGAACACGTAACCACAGTCGGCGCACACCCGCGCGGCCAGGGTATTGATGGTCTGGCACGCGGGACAGACCTTGGTGGGCGCCTCGCCATCGCCCTCGCTCGTCTTGTCCTTAAGCTTTACCAGGTCGATCGGACCGTGGCGGGCGACATTGCCGGCGAAGTCGAGGACCAGGCAGTTGTCCTTGCCCGATGCGAGCCGGGTGCCCCGCCCGGCCATCTGGACATAGAGGCCGGTCGACTTGGTCGGGCGCAGCATGGCGATGAGGTCGACCGCGGGCGCATTGAAGCCGGTGGTCAGCACGCCCATCGAGGCCAGCGCTTGGATCTCGCCCCGCTTGAAGGCCGTGATGATCCGGTCGCGCTCGGCCTTGGGCGTATGACCGAAGATGGTGGCGCAGGAGAAGCCACGGGCCCTGACCGCATCGCACACATGACCAGCGTGATCGACGCCGGCGCAGAACAGGAGCCATGAGCGCCGGTCGCGACCGTAGGCGACGACCTCGCCGATCGCAGCCTGGGTAATCGGGTTCTGGTCGACCGCCGCCTCGAGCTGACCCGCGATGAACTCGCCACCGCGGGTGCCGACGCCCGAGACGTCGAGCTGGGTCGAGGTCTGCTTGCTGACGAGAGGCGCGAGGTAGCCCTCGTCGATCAGCTCGCGGACCGAGACCTCGAAGGCGATGTCGTCGAACAGGGCGTCCGGCCCCGTGTGCAGCATGCCGCTGTCGAGCCGGTAGGGCGTCGCGGTAAGCCCGATGACCTTGAGCTGCGGATTGATCCGGGTGAGATCGCCGAGGAAGCGGCGGTAGGTGGTGTTGGCGCTGCGCGGGATCAGATGGGCCTCATCCACCAGCACGAGATCGGCACGCTGGATGGCGTAGGCCTTCTTGTGGACCGACTGGATGCCGGCGAACAGGATCTGCGCCTGGACGTCGCGGCGATTGAGCCCGGCGCTGTAAATGCCCGCCGGCGCCTCGGGCCACAGGCGGATCAGCTCCGAAAAGTTCTGGCTGATCAGCTCCCGGACATGCGTCAGGATGATGATGCGCTCGTCGGGCCACTGCAGCAGCACCTCCTGGATGAAGGCGGCCATGACGAGCGACTTGCCGCCGGCGGTCGGGATGACCACCAGGGGATGGCCGCACGCCGTCACGAAGTAGCTGTAGATCGCGTCGATGGCGGCGCGCTGATATGGGCGCAGGTGCAGGGTCATGCCACACCGTCCCGCCAGATGGTGCCGTCCGGCTTGCGGTAGGCAACCCAGGCGCCGTCGGGATCGGCATCGAACTGCTCGCCCCGGACCAGGTCGGGGATGAACAGGTGCGCGCTGCAGCCGGCCCGCTGCTCGTCCGCCCAGAGCGGTTTGTCGAACCGCGCGCAGTGCCAGGTCCCGTCCTCTCTTGGCGTCGCATGCAGGCAGCTGCGGCACGTGCGCGGTGGCGCGCGCTGGTCATGACAGGTGTCGTGGTGCGGGCAGAGCCGGCACTGGAACCAGTCGGGATCGTCGCTGATCCTGGCCGGCGGCCGCGCCGCGAAGATGATTCGCCCGGCACGGGCGATGAAGCGCTCGGCTTCCTCGTGATCCACCCGCACACGCTCGGCGTAGAGCGCATCCGTGTCTTTGCAGACAGCGAGGTAGAGCGCGCGGGTCAGCCCGGTCAGATGCATATAGACCTGCATCTGACCCCAGTGCTCCGGCTTCACCTTCTGAACGCCGTGGGTCCTGAGCTCGGCGAAGGACCTAGCGTTATGGGTCTTGAACTCGAGGGCGTGCCAAGTCCGGGGCGCCTCGGGCAGGCCCAGGCCCACCCCATCGAGGCTGCCGCCGAAGTGCCCGCCGTGCGCCTGGACGTGCCACTGCCGGCCGGTGTCGGGATCGACGTCGAACACGGTGATCCCGATCCGGCGCAGGTTGCGCACCAGCCGCTCCTCCTCGAGCCGGCCGGTCTCGAACAGGCGCAGCATGCGGCCGCCCTGGGCGGCGCGCGTGATCCAGCGGAACTCGTACCAGAGCGCCCGATCGCACTCCCGGCCGATTAGCGAGGCGCCGAGATGCTCCCGAAAGCCGTCTCCGGCGTCGGCCTCATACGCGCAAAGGATAGCCTCCACGGTCGGGTTGGCCCGCGGCGGCAGAGGCGCCATCAGGCGACCTCGCGCTGCTCGTGCAGGGTATTCGCGCGGTCGAGGAAGCCTTGCCACGCTTCCTCATCGAACTCGTCGCGCAGGACCTCGATCAGGCAGTCCTTGAATCCCGCCTTGCGGTCCGACGGCAGCGACTGCAGATGCGCGGTGAGTTCCGCGATCTGCTGACGCTTGTGACGGATCGCGGTGCGGGCCCGGTGGTACCAGCGCGGGTCCATCTTGCCGCGCTTGGCCTGGCGCTCGAGGTCGGCGGCCGCGATCTGGGCTTTGATGGCATCGATGTCGCTGCGTAGCTGGTCGATCGCAGCGCGGCATGCTGCCCTTGTGGCCGGCATGTCCTTGCCGGCGGGCGCGCACGGCACTAGCGTCCTGTCCTCCATGGACGTTCTCCGAATGGTCGTGGGAAAGCGCCGTCGCCGCCGTGTCGCCAAACTCGATCGGCGACGGCGCTGCCTTCTTGCG